CTGCTATGTTGACCTGAGTTCCATATTTACCAATAAGTTCTGCAGCTTTAAGTCTAATCTGTGCTTCTTCAATGTCGCGTTGTCGATCATCGTCCATGATAATCTTCATGCGATCTGTTTCTGCATCAATGATAGCTTTCTGTGCTTGTACTTGTGCTTTTTGTGCTTCAGCTTGTGCGAGTAACTCAGCCGCATCAGGCTTAGTTTCTTGCGGTGTGGGCGGAAGCGGTGGCACTTCAGTATTGATAAAGGATTCAGGATCTTTAAATCCAGCCATCTCGATCATTCTTGCAAGTGTGTTTGAATATTGCTGTAAGGACACCATAGGATTGCTTGGCCCTAAAGTTTGTAAGATTTGTTCTTGTTTGCCTGCGAGTGAGCCTAGGATTGCAAACTTCTCTTCGTCTGAAGATTTAGAGATTGCAACATTACATACAAGGTCTTTGTCAGCATCCCAATATCTAGGATCAACAGGAACAAACTTACCATTAAGTCTAAAGACATCTTGTGCATTTTGATGTTTGATAACCAAGTTATTAACCAAAGTAAATAGATCTTTCATACCGCCTTCGGCAAAGTGTCTGCAAATTAATTCGATACGACCTTGTGCGCCAGACATGGTTGCTGCCACCGCAGCTTTGGTGCTTGATTGTAAAGCATCAGCATTTAAGCCTGCTGAAGCCTTAGATACACCTGTTCTATTTTCTTTACTTTCATCTAAGTAACCAAGAACAGGGAACGCTTCCTTGCCAACAAAAGGGACTGAGAAGGGTTGTACCATTCCTGGCGCACGAACACGAATAGGCTGTCCAATGTCTGTGTTTAAGACATCGTCGATGTTGACTTGTCCTTCGACAACAGCCATTCGTGGGAAAATAGAATGTCCTAGCGAGTCGAGTGTATCTCGCATGATCTGTGATTTTGCTGCTTGGATTGGTTTGAGATAATCCGCAGGGCATGATCCGATAGCTGTATGAGGTTCAGGATCAGGGCAAAACATAACAATAGGCAAATCATCCCATTGTTCAACATTGAGAATATGTAACCCATCTCCGATTGTGCATACTCTGATTCTTTCATCAATACCATCGCCATCAAAATCATAAAACAGATAATGTTCGATGTATAAAACATCTTTACCGCCTGAATCATTACGATCTGGATAAACCATATTATCAAATGGATTACGCGCTTGTTGCTCATCGTAACTCTCAGGATCGAGAGCTGTACCTGCATATGAGGCATACTCTTCTATTTCGTCTGCATCATAACCCATCGCAACTAACTCTGAAACTGACTTAATCATTCGATGCGCTACATACGAGGCAGATTTAATATCTCTTGCGTGTCTTGAGATCAACACCTCTTCAGGTGGGATGGCCTCTAAACATACTTGGTTTTTAGCTTTGACTCTGCGAATGGTAATGTCATACATCGCAGGGATTTCTTGTGTCACCTCTTCACCACTCACAGGATCAACTGTGGTAATGCTTTGCATGGTGACAGACTCTTCAACAATCTCAACATTTGGATCTAACACTAAGGCTTGATAAGCCTGTGGATCTAACCCGGTATATTCATGGGTGGATGCTGTGATTGAATCGTCCCAAAAGCCCTTAACAAAACCCGTCTTTCTCACCAACGCATCTTTAAATGCAGAGTACAAAACATTGAAACCCTGATTCTTTTGTTGAACGATGTAGTTGATGTAGTCGGTTTGTTGCTCTGCCAGAGGAATATCTTCAGGGCCATTGGGTACGAACTCGACTACCTTCTTAGTACCAAAAAAAGTACGCATAACAGAAGGCAACATAAATAAAACTGTATCTCTAACATCGGTTGAAACAAACTCTGATTGTAAGGTTGAAGTAGCCTCTGGCTCACTACCAAGATAATACTCAGTTGACTCAGCTCTCTCTTCTCCGACTTGGTGGATGAAGTCTTTTGCATCATCCATCTCAGATTTAATTACACCGACTAAATCAATCATGCTTGATTCTTCATCAACTTGCATCTCGATTTCTGCTTCGATTTCTTTAACTTTCTTTTTCGCCATATAAAATTATCCCACTCTAAATATTCTGGACTTCAGAGGTTTCTTGAAATTATAACCTAAATAACTTTGGCTTCCACCAAAACTTGCGGCACTACTCGCCATGGTCAAAGCAAGTGCATCGGCTTTGTCAGGAGATTTTATACCTCTTTTTCGCATTTCGTCTTTACTCTCTATCTTTATCTTCCCGGTAGAGGTATATTTATATTGAGGCGCAGCCAATTCCGAGGCAAGCTCATCATTTTCAGGAAGTCGGCAATCACGCTGCGCCAACCAATCTTTCACAGCAAACCAAAGTTCTGCTCTTAAATTCAAATAATTCTTTTTCGTGCTTGGTGCTTCTGCCACATTCACACCGCGCACAGGGAGATTTTGCTCTGCGAGGCGATCTACGACTCCTGATCCTAGACCAATCACATCAACTAAAATCTCTTGTGGTTGTTCCATCGCAGTCGCATCGTCATAAAGATTCTTCACCGCACCGCAAAGTTGCATCAAGTCCATCGACTGAAACGTTTTAATCTCAATGACAGTATTCCCTTGGCGCACACACAGCGCGGAGTTATCACCACCGAATCTTGCAACGTCTAACCCCCAGAGAATGGGCGCGGAGGCGGCGAGGGCTACGTCACGTCCCATCGCGGATCTAATTAATTCCATTGGTATGACAGTATCATCGTCTGCTTTGGGAAACTCGCCCATAACTTCCACACGCGATACAGTCGAATCTTCTCCGTATTGTTCGATCATCTTTTGGAACAGATCTTTGTCTGTGCCTTCGACATCACGAGAGTCGATTTGTTCTGATTTCCAAAAAGCGCGTTTGGAGTGGAATGAATCATAGAATGGCCCTGTGTTTCGGCGCGGGTTGGAGAAAGTAAACCAATAGCGATTGGGCGTGGGTTCTGAGAAGAAACCTTCAGATACCGAGTAGATGGGCGCGGGAATACCTGAAGCCTCATCCATAATTAGACAAACACCATATGAGGAGTGAATACCTGCAAACGCATCTGGATTTTCTTCAGACCAAAGCTGTGCTTGTGCGTAGTAATATCCTGTGTCTATTTTTAGATCACGCACTAAGGCTTCTTCAAACCAACCAGCAGGTTTAATCGTGGTTGCTGTTTTTTGAAACCAATGTGAGTTAATTGCTAGGGTTAGCCATTTACCTAACTCAGCCCATGTTCTACTTCTAAGCTGTTGTTCGGTGTTAGCTGTAACAATAATTGTGCCACCTAATCTTGTGGATAACATCCATAAAATAATCCAAGCCACTAAAGCTGATTTACCAATACCACGACCTGAAGCTACTGCAAGTCTAAACATCTCAGGCATATCAATTACATTGTTTCTTTGAATATGTGTCGAAATTTCTCTCAAAATTTTTTCTTGCCACTTCCTTGGCCCTGAGAAATGTTCGAGGGGGGTGTCCTTTTGTCCCCAAGGGAATACGAATTTAACAAAATTATATGGATCATCTTTGATATTCATTGACCATATTTCAGTCATTAATTCTTGTTCTTGTTTTACATCGTATTTCATAGCAAAAATTTAGTTATGTAGTTCTATATTTTTAACCCCCGCCGCAAAAGTGACCTGGGGGGTAACAAGATCGGAGAGTTTGATCCTGCCGGGCAACCCAGGTCTGACATGATAACCAGTAAGGGAGATGAGAAGTAACCACGCCTAGCCCGTATTTTCTTTGTTTGACAGCGTGTCCTCTGAAAGGACACGTTGCGAAGTCAGTTCTGGTTTGTTTATGTGGCCTTCAATCACACGATTTTTAGCCGAATCCAGGATTTGAGCAAGATTAACTTGATGCTGGACTTCATTTTTGTCCATCCATGCGGAGCTGTCTCGGTTTTTCAAGAAAAATATCTGCGCCTGAACAGATCCGTTGATTGCTTCTTGATACAAAGCGTTGGTTACATCGGCAACTGCTTTTGCTCTTCCTTTCTTCAAAGCGCTATCAAAATTTCCCTTTTCGCGTTTTCTACGAGCTATCGTGGAAACAGATGTATTCAACAGCTCTGCAATTTGTCGTTCAGACAAACCATTACCTGACCATTTTTCAATGTTTGCATAATCTTCTTCGCTAAATTTAATTCGTTTGCGACCAGATTTACCTTTTAAATAACTATAATCTTTATCCGACATACTCAGATTCTACTTTAATGCAACAAATATCCCTATAGGTTTTGACATACTTAATGAGGTAAGAGTGTAGAAAAGAGTTGCATTGTGTAGTCTATTTGCTATAATTATTTTGTAGCCCAAAGAAAGCTACCATTTAAAAGGAAAAAGTATGATAAATCTAAACGAAGTTAAGAAAGGAATGAAGGTTTTAGTTGACATGAAAAGTGTCATGCCTTCATCAACTTTAGACTCTGAAGGAAGATTTTTAGTTGAGGGTATAGTTGTAGGATCAACAAACAAAAGAGTTAGAGTTGAGAATCTTGTTAGGGGAGTTGGATTATACAAACCTGAAAACATCTACTTGGATAGCTAATGATCCAATACCAAAAACAAGGAAAAAGTATGAATAAGAAAATCAAATTTAGTGTAGACGGTCTAAGTGACAACCCTGTTTATGAAGCAATCGACACTCATCCACAAAGATGGAACGGATGGTTAGTTCCTATCGTTAGTTTTGAAACTGCTAAACAAATTGCTTTTGATTTGTTTGATCCCTATGGAAACGATGAACAACCTACATACGATATCTTAGATTGCATAACTCATGCAAAAGAAAACTTTGAAGATGCAGTTGAAATAGGTTGTGGTATTTGTTGGTCGGAAGTTGTTGAGTATTCAAAATAATGATTCAGTACCAAGAAGAAAAAGTTACAGCTAAGACAAAAGCTAAACACGAAGTATCAGACTATCTCATGGAGTTGTTTAACAATCCGCAGAGATACATCAAAGACTTAGGCGATCTAACCACTAAAGAGCAAGACGAAGTCCTCAGACACATTAGTTTGTTTGAGGATAGAATCCATAAAGTTCTTGGTGTTAGTTTTAAACAGATAGACAGTAAAACTAATTTCATTAAAAATATATAGGAGAGTAAATATGGCAATTCATATGACGAGATATAAAGGTAAGAAGGTTCAAGGTCAAGGAGAAGAGTTCATGGAAGAACTTAGACGAATGGTCGCTGAACATAAAGCCAAGGAGAAGAAAGGTGACTCAGTACAAAGACAAGCTAAATAATCGGAGAGAAGAATTGATAGAAGAACAAATGGATAAGACTTGGACTTCTATCTATTCTCAATGGGATAAGCGTGATCCAAACGCTGAGAACTATATGCGTATCACTTATGCAAGTGGTAGAGAAGTTACACACAATGCAAAAGATTGGCGAAGTGTTAAATACAAAGAACCAATGCGTAGATGGGTTTTTAAGAAAGCATTTAACAAATGACAGAAGTTTTGCTATGGGTACTGTTTTTTCTCTGTTTACTTGTATTTATATCAACAGTATCCATGGCACTCTATCTAATCGTTAGGGATAAGATATGAGCAACCAAGAACATAGACTTATCCAACACCTCAAGAACGAATATAAGAAGATGAATAAGGATCAGCTTATAGAAATTATCCTTAATCAACTAAAGCCACACATAAACAGAAAACCAAGCAATGGGAGATAAATATGACTAAGAAAATAAAACCAACAATGTCTAATGACCAATTAGATTTAATCTATCATCGATTAGAAAATGTTTTCAACACTTTAGTTGATATGAACATTGATATGATGAGAGATTGGCTTGCAGAGGGAGATATCAAAATGTTGATATATACACTTGAGCCAATGAGAGAACTATCTAAAGCCATGGATGAAATAAACTTTTATATTGATAGGGAATAATTTAATGGTTAATTATCCTTGTGGATGGTTCGATCCAGAACAATTACCAAAATGAGCAAACTTAAGCATCAACAAGTAATGAAACTCTGTGTCATGACAGAAGAAGATGTGTTTAACGACAAGACATCAACCGAAGAAATGATGGAGATCATTGCAGATGCAATTAACGATAAAAGGTTTTACTTTGAATTAATTAACCCAAAAAAAGATAAGGAGAGCAAATGACTTACGAAATAGCAGAATATAAATATGCGTGTCACCTCAGAGATAAAGGTTATGTCGGTGAATTACCCTATCCAAGTCCAAAACATTCTAAGATGGATGCAGAGGGTAATTGGCTGCTTATCAATCGTGAGGGCCACAAACTTGCAAAAGTATTTATTGGCGGAAAAGTAATAACATGATTGAGAGTCTAACCATCACAGTCGCAATAGCTTTACTGATCCTCATTGTTATCTTTGACGATAACTTCCCAAATACATAAGTTTAGGGCGAAGGCTACTCAGGTTTATTCATACCACCTTCCTTAGAGAGTAGCCCAAGCCCACCAATAAAATATGCTTTCTTTTACCAGCAATCGCTTTCTCAACGAGCTTTCTTTCTTCCTCTAAGGCAACCCGGATTAAACCCTTTTCAGCCAAAGCGCTGACAGCTCTACCCACAGATCTGCGGTTCATGCCTATCATCTTGGCGTAATAACTATAAGCATCATGCGAGCTAAAGGTTTCATAGCGAAACCGCTCAACCACCGCCCACAGCACTAGCGTTTCTACCGGGCTGATATCCGTTCTCCCTGCGCGCGCCCTAAACCACGCCCACAGATGCGTTCTTAGTTTCTTCCAATCCCTAAAATCATTAACGAATCTTACATGCACAAACGCTGAATGTTCCTCGTTATCTGGCACTCCATTAACAATCCACCAATATTGATCTTGCTCTCTCAATGTAGCGTTTCTCCCTCGCTCTCGCCTTCGCTTGCGCTCACGCTCTCGCACACGCTCTCTTCATCTACGACTGCCTCTAATGTTCCTAGCAGAGTCACTCCCAGGTATTCGGCTTGCGCTTGCGCGCTAGCAAAATCTTTCGCATAGATCTTAGGGCCATCGTATTTAACTCCATCCCACTCAAACTCAGTAATAAATATTTTCATGCTCTCTCCTTGTGTGAGAAAAATGCGCCAAGCATTTTCTCTCACTCTTATATGTATAGGTAAGGATATATGACACTCTACGCTACCGCATAGGTACTGTACGCCACCTCATGGGTACTCTACGCCACATCTCTCCTTAATTATTTTAATGTAATCCGGGTTTAATTCGATCAAAACTGCGTTGCGTTTATGGTTGTTTGCGACTAACCCGGTTGTACCTGATCCTGCAAATGGATCTAAAACCAAGCCATCTTCTGGACAACCAGCTAAGATACAAGGTTCGATTAAATCTTGAGGAAAGGTTGCAAAATGAGCGCCTTTAAATGGTTTGGTGGTAACAGTCCAGACACTACGTTTATTTTTCTTTGGGTTTTGTGTGAATTCATAAAACTCATTGGATCTACCATCCTTATGGAAAGCACCATGTCCGCCTTGTCCTATACTTATATCCCAACCTTGTGGGGACATAGCTTTCTTACCTGCACTTTTGGCATCCTCTTTAATGGCCTCATGATCGTAATAGTATCTTGGTTTCTTTGAAAGTAAGAAGATATATTCATGGGCTTTGGTACAACGATCTTTAACGCTTTCAGGCATAGGATTAGGTTTGTGCCAAATAATATCTTGCCTGAGATACCAACCATCGGCTTGTAATGCGAGTGCAACACGCCAAGGCATACCAATTAAATCTTTTTCTTTAAGCCCGGTTAATTTATTTGCACGTCTTGAGCATTTTTCTGGTGTACCTTTGACTTCATTATGAAAACTATGTTTTCTTGCTATTGATTGTCCACTCCCCGGTCTGTAGTTGTAATAACTATCACCTAGGTTTAACCAAAGTGTCCCATCATCGCGCAGACAACGCTTTACTTCGCTGAAAACTGCAACCATGTTATCAATAAACTCTTCTGGCGTTTCTTCTAAACCAAGCTGATCTTCTTGGCCATAGTCCCTTAAACCCCAATAAGGTGGACTTGTAACGCATGTATTAATAGATCCATCGTCTATTTCTTTGAGCTTTGCTACCGCATCTCCTTGTAAAATCTGAATCATCAGTAATTCTCCTTGGCAAACGCTATTTGATGAATGATCTTTTCAATCGAATTCATCTCCTTTTGTTCATCTCTGGTTAATTTTGATGCCTTTTCTTTATCAACCAACAACTTACCTTTATCTGCGAGTGCATCAATTAGCAGTTGTTTTTCCTGGCTTGTTAGTATTAGTTTTATCGCCATGCTTACGCTCTCCTTTTCTTTTGTTAAAAATTCTATCGAAGTTCTCATCAAACTTAGATTTATCTATTGGTCTTGGTCTATCACCTTTTCCTGTCATAATTACTCCTAAAAGCCTTTTAAATCAAAGGCACTATCTACATAAGGTTCTAACACAGCATCTCGTCTAAACAATGTCTTGACAGACATATCGACCTCACCTGAGTTAGCCTTCACCACACCCCCTCGCACCACGCGCAATCTTTCGAACTCGACTCCGTTTTCCAAACAAATGCGCTCTGCTTCTGACTCATCGCCAAGCCACAGCCCTATGCAGGCTCTATGCCCGTCCACGATGCCAGTTGCGCCTCGAAAACTTTCGCGTGCCGCTAGAGCAGAATCTTCGCCACTAAGGGCTTGTTTCCGCATATGATGGATCGACAACACGCTACAGTTCATGCGCGAGGAGATCGAGGCGCAGAGCTGACAATATAATTGTGCGGCTTCATTTGAACTACTTATCGGTGCGGCAGCCACCGCAGATAAGGTATCAATGCACACAAACTCTAAATTCTTGATGCCTTCTAACTCTTCAATGAGTTCGTAGGCTTGTTCTGTAATATTTAACCCGGATGAATCTTCTCTGATAAGTGTCATAGGTTTAGGGGTATCAGGGATGGTATAAGCAAAAACGTCATACTTTGTGTCATACCTTTTACCATGAGGATCAAGCGCTTGCAATCGTCTGGCGATTTCGCCTTGATCATCCTCGGCTGAGATATAAACTGCATTGCCTTGAGCTTTGACAGGTTGTCCCAACCACTCGCCCTCGCCTTGTGCTACTTTAAGTGCAAGATCTAAGGCCAACATCGACTTACCGACACCGCCAATCGCTGCGAGTAGGCTTGGTTTATTCTTTTCTAAGAGTCGGTCAACCAACCAAACTCTAGGCGGTGGATCACCAACAATGTTTCTAATGGCATACCGGGTTATTCCAAACCCTTGTTCTAATATCTCTTGTTTAACCTTTTCCAGACCATGTTCAGCAAACATGTCGTTGTAATCGCCTGTAAGGCTCGGTATGCGCATGAAACAATTATAGATACCCGAGCATATGTCTTGTGCTTTACGCTGTCCTACGCCATGAGAATCGTTGTCAAAGCATATATACATCTTTGCATCGGTTTTCTTGCGTAAATTATTGACTGCATCCATACCAAAGTTAGCAGAGAAAACACAGGCTACAGGGATGCGTGTTGCTTCCCAAATGGTGCTTGCAGTTGCGTAACCTTCACAGATTGCAAGTTCTTGTACGCTTCTTAACGAGTTGAAATCTGTACCAATCAAGAACACATTACCCTTGATTTCTCCACCCCCAGCGAATCTTTTACCCCCCTTTTTGTCGATGTACTGTAGAGAACGAATGTTGCCTGTAGTATCATATACACCGACTACAAGATTTCCCTTTTGGTCAACTTTTAAACCATAATTTTTAACTTTTTTACTTGTAAGGTACTCATGCTCCGTAATATTTTCAAAAGAACCGAAGAGAAGTTTTATCTCTTTAGCCACTTCTTCATGCCTCTCTTTTTCAGCTTTGTCACGCCTCTCATGAGCCTCAAGCATTTGTTTCTTTAATTCTTGGTTCTGCTTGGGTGTTAGAGTATTGGTGTTAATAGAACTCCACTTACCCTCAAAGCCTGACTTCCAATTACCAAAGACAGCAAAGTAATTACCTTTAAGCTCATTAATACAATACCAACCTGATCGCTGATTAGATCTATCAGCCTTCGCGCCTGCGCCCTCTGCCACTCTTACTCTGACTAACTGCCCAGACGTATCTAAATGATCCACCAACAGACCATGATTACGCATCTCGTTAATGAGTTCGTTTAAATCTTTACCTTGTTTGTAGATGTTGTCCTGATCGACAACGATGCCTTCCTCTCCAAAAAATCTAGTCAGATCCATCTTGAATTACTCTCTCTATTCTCCCACTACGCGCTTGCTCATTCGCCCAAGTCATGTAGTTGTTTACTATAGCACTAAAGAGTAACTCTCGATCCTTTCTTTCCCATTCATGCATAACGTAACTCCCATTACTCTTTGCTATGTCTAAATAGGTTTGTTTAGATTGTTTGATAGTGTAGTCAATGCCATCCTCACAAGCTACAGCTATTCTTTTTAATTGTTTACCCTCGCGCACTTTCTCCATGTGTTCTATACAACATGCTCCATAAATTTTATTCTCTTGAACCACCATGTATGGCCCTGACGGAATGTAGCAATAGCCACATAACGCAGGGCGCATCTTTAGGGGGTTAAAATGGTATTTCGTCTGTTTCACTAGATTCTTCTTTTGGTGCTTCTTGTTTAGCAACCTTTGGAGTTTCTGTTATTTGCTCCGCAGGTTTCCATGAATTACCAAATTTAGAATCTGTTTCAGGATAACCATTTTCGTTAAGTACCACAGAACAGCTTACGCTTGTTCCTTTAAGATCATCGGTATCTTTAATACCACCATCAATGCCAGCAGCTTTAGCTAGCTTGGTCATTTCCTCTGCACCCATCTTCACATACTTTGGATCATCATGTCCGACTGTAATAGTGTGTGGGACAAAGTGTCCTGTACCTTGAATCTTAAAGTTAAGTTGCATACCCAACCATCCATTCTTGCCACTCTTGAGTTCCTCATTGGTTGAGTTGTACTCAAGATTATATCTACCGGGTTTAAGTTCAGGTTTTGATTCCTCAACCTCAACACCATCAAAAAAGTTTGTAATATCCATAATTTACCCTTAC